CAGAATCTAGTTTTAACATCCTGTCTATTATCACTTGACAATACTTTGGGTTTAATTCCATTCCGTAGCATTTACGTTTTAGTTGGTGTGCTGCTACCATTGTTGTGCCTGTTCCCATAAAAACATCTAATACACTTTTAGAAAAGTCCATTTTTTCAATTATCCATGCAGGGAATGAAATGGGAAACGTGGCTTTGTGAATGGATGCAAATTTATTTCCACTAGCATTTTCTGTTTCAATAACATTTGGAAACTTTCCTTGCCATTTACATGGAAAACCTCTTGTTTCGTTTTTTTTACTAAAACAAAAAATATACTCCCATTTTGTATTAAATGCACCTTTAACAATGTTTGGTGGGCAATTATGTTTATTCCAAATCAATATATCTTTAAGAAACTTTTTTAATTTGTATTGATAATCTATTAATCCAAATTTATTTTGGGCTAACATTTGGATATTTACAAATGAATAATTTGAATATGATGTGGTGTTTATAGTAAAATCATAAAGAAATTTCAGATATTCATCATCTGTTTTTGCGTCATTTTTGGTCTGATATTTTTCATCAAAGCCTTTTACCCTTCCGTTTAAATGGCTATTTTTTCCTGCGTTATATGGGGGGCTCGTAAAAGCAATATCAGCTTTTTCTCCATTCATTAGTTTTGCTACCTGGTCTGAATCTGTACTGTCTCCACATAATAACCGATGGTCTCCTATCTCAATTAAATCGCCTAGAACAACATCAACTTGCATATTGTCTGGCTCTATATAGTTATCTTCTTCTGCTTCTTTAGGCTCATCAATAGGAGGTAAGTCAAGACCCCAGTCATTTAAATCTTGAGGGTTCCACTCGTTTGCTAGTATATCCCAATCCCACTCACCATAACCTAAATTATCTTTTACTATAAATTCTTTCTTTTGTTCTTCTGTTAATCCTTTTGCAATTTTTATAGGTGCTTGTTCAATTCCTGCTTCTATAATTGCTCTTAATCGCATATTGCCACCAAGTACCATCATAGCTTCATCAACTACAATGGGTCGTAATTCAAGCATTTCTGGAAAGTCTTTAATGCTTTGAACTAATTTCTTAAATTTTATTTCTTTTATTAATCGTGGATTGTCATTGTTTGGTACAATGCTATTAACGGGAACTTTTTTATACATAGTCTTATTATTAACAATAAATTAAACATTGTTTTGTTAAGACTGATTTGTTATTGTATGAGTTTCTTTTTTACAAGCCCTTAATTTTTGCTCTGCTAATCTTAATTTAATAAGTGTTTCAGCAAATCTTTGCCTGTAATATGTTTGTGGGTAATTATGTCTTTGGCTTTTGTGTAATTCTCTTTTAAGTATGTTATTTATTTTGTTGTAGTATTCTATGTATTTCCCTCCATCTGCTTTATAGTTTTTTGCTCCAAGTAAAACCTCATCAAACAAATGTCTTATGCCGTGTAATACTGTTGCGTGATTTTTCTTTAGTGGTTTAGCTATTTCAGATAATGTTAAATTTGTATGCATTCTAGCAAGTTTATAATATACTGCTCTTGAATATACATAATGGCTTTCTCTTTTTTGTACCCTTATATCAATTCCTGCTATTTGATTTACTATTTCTATTATTGTGTTTAGTTCTTTCATTTTATTCCTTTAAGTTCGTTTACTGCTTTTAATATTCCTGCACAAGCTTCATACTTTTCTTGTTCTTCAAAATATTTTATTACTTTTTCTAAATCTTTTACTGGCAAACCTTCTTCAATATCTATCATTGCCATTTTATAATATCTATCAACTTCATCCTTGTCCATTAAACAAAGATAATATTTTATAGAATACCCCTCATTACATATTGGTCCAAATCATTTCCTTCTATAAAAAAGTGTTTATAAAGACCTACTGCTGTTTCAAATTTCTTTTTACCTCTTTCTATAAATTCTTCGCTTGTTTCATATATTGCTATATCTGTACTTAATTTATCTATGACTAAAAAACTTACTCTTGAAGCATTAAATAAATTCATATAAATATATGCCTGTAAGTCATATCCATATTTATTTGCACTATATTTAAAAGTTTCTAATGAACTGGAACTTTTTAAATCTATAATATGATTTTCTTTTAATATATCTGCCTTTCCCCTAAAAGGTAAATTGTCTATCATTTTTATTTCAGGTACTTCAAATTCTGCTCCTTGTAATAATTCAAGTGCTGCTTCATTTCTTAATATTGCATCAGATAATCTATCTATCATTTTTTTATCTTTTTCCAATACAACATTTTCTATCCCATATTTTTTTACTGCATCTTTATAAATATTTGTTCCAGTTGTAGATGCTTTTACAATATGTAAAGGTTCTAATTTATGTGGTTCTAATATTGCCCAATGAATAAGTTTACCAAGAATTAAAGCAGGTGTTTCTTTTTGACCATACTTTAATATATTTCTATAAGTTTTTGGACTTTGTAAGATTTGTTTTAATGCACTACTGCTTAAAGCGTGTTGCCCTAAATGACCATAATAATAAGAATCATCATCCATTTTAGGAATTAATTCTTTTTTATTTAGATTTTCTCCGTTTAATAATGTAATCATAATAAAATATCCGTTTATTAAGGGGGCAACAGATATAGTCGAGTACGCCAAGCGAACCCCCTTAAAGGTGGATTAGACCTCTTATATTCGCTTCACGTAATCATTAATCATATCTTTTGTTTGTTTTATTGAAGGTTTATCTTGAAACCATTTTAAAAATTCATACGGGCAAAAACTTAAACCAACTAATCCATCTTCATAAGTCAAAACTTCTATTAATATTTCGTTGTCTTTTTTATTATGTGCCACAGTAAAAATTTCTTTTACTTCATAATATTTATCTTCCATATCTTGATTCTAAAATTTGTTTGCATTTATCTCTATGTTTTTTTAAATAAACTTTACTATTAATTACTTGTCTTAAATAATCATTAGAGTAAGTTTGAACTAAAGTATAAAAATTTCTTTCTTTCATTTTAAGAATTATATACTTCTGAATAAATATTAACCTCATTATAGACTAACTCGTACAAAGCAAAATAAGCTGCTTCACTATAATTTCTAGGAATAGAACCGAAAGAATTATCATCAGAAAAAATATCAAAGTCATTTTGTTCCTCTAATATTTTAATAAACTTTTTACAGTTATATGTATAAATACACATTGTATCAATAGTTTCGTGTAAATAGTTGTCTATTGTTTCGTGTTCAGGTTCTCCCCCCTCATAGTTTTCCATATCCCACTTTATATCTGTTCTAACTGAATCTAATATATAGTGTAATAATTCCCTCTTTGTTGTTATATCTTCTAAAGTAATCTGTTTTGTTTTCATATTTACATTGGTAAGAAAGAAAATTCTTTCATCATCTTTTTATGTTCATCTTTTTCAATTTTAGACAGAACTCTCTCGGAGTTTTCAACCCAAAGAACAAGATTACCGTGTTGGTAAACGGAATAAGTCTTGTTATCATAAGCAATCGAAATATGAGCTTCTAATGCTTCTTTTTTCGTTTGGAAATATCTTGTTTTACAATTTCCTTCTTTACTTATATAAATTGCTTTGTAAGGTAATTTTTCTTTTGTTTTCATATCTGTTTTTTAATTGTTTTTATTTTTATTGGTTTAATATTGCCATTTTATATTCTTATATTCCAAAGCTTCTTTCTCTGTTTTGAAATATCTTGTTTTACAATTTCCTTTTTTAGTAAAATAAACTAACTTATAGGAAGTCTTTTGTGGGTTTGTAAGTAATTTTGCTTTTGTTATCATAATCTGTTTTTTAAATTCAATATAAAGATATTAAAAATTTTGTTAATAAAAAAATTACCAAGGTGTTATTTTATATCCAAAAGGATTAAAGATTAAATTTAATATCCAAAATATAAGTATATAAATAGGTATTTCAATTAAAAGTTGTAACCATAAAGGTTGCTTTAATTTCCATTCTCTAAATTTATTTTTACTTATTTTTTCTAAAAACTTATTATATAATTTTTTCATCCCAAATGTTTTCAAAATCTTCTTCTAGTGTTGTTGTGGTGTACCAACCTCCTTTGATACACTCCTCAAAATAATCGTATTCTTCTTCAATCATAGATTACTTAAACTTTTAAGCTTTTTATTTTCTTTTTCTAGTTCTAATATATTTTCTTCACACTTTCTTGCTCTTTCAATAGCCCTGTTTTTATCTAATAAATGTTCACTTATTATTTTTGGAAAAAATAAATCATTATCATAGATACCACTTACATAGATTCCTATTCCGTTTAAAGCCTCCATCATATCGTTGATTTGACTTGTTGGATTCTTTTTATTTAATTCTAATAAATTCTTACCTAGTATTTCAAAGTTGTTTAGGTATTCTAGGTGTTTTAAGTTGCTGATTTTTTTATTTATTGTATTCATTTCTTTTTTGTTTTAAAGTTGTATTGCATCATTTACATTTAGCATTGCAATTTCTTTTTCTATTTCATTGTTGTTGCTAAAATAAGTTGTCTTCCTTAATTGCTTTTTTTGCCATATAGGAACAAAATTAAATAAATTCCAACTAAATATTCCTTTTGGTGTAGAATTTATATAAATAGGTATATCTAAATTATCATTACATTTTTTAATTAATGCATCATATTTTATCTTTTCTATTATTAAATTATCATAATGTTGCTTTCTGCATTTTAATTCTATTCTATGCTTTTGAGATGGAGAATAACAATCCCACTTTGATAATTGTTTTCTTGCTTTTACTAAATCATAATAACAGCAATCAACTAAATAATTAAATAAAGTTTCTTCATTCCAATCCATACTATTGGTATTGCTGATAAATTTGATACAACCTACTCCAAATAGTTGAAGCAAATGCGCAAGAATGGCACTCAACCTTTGTTCTAAATATTCTTTCGTAAATAGCAATAAAGGGCTTTTGTTCTTCCCCTGTAAATACATTCTTTCTGGTTTCTACTGCTTCGTGTATTAAATTATATTCTTCTTCGTTAAGGCATTCAGGTCTTTGGTAAGTAAATATCTTATTCATTTTATTTTGTCTTTCTTTACAGCCACAATCTTCACCTGCTATAAATTTAGCTGCTTTACTTACTCCTGTTTTATCAAAAACTTTTTTAACTGTATCACCTAATCCTTTTGACTGGTTATCATATTTTGCTTTCCACTCTTTGTAGGCTTTAGTCCTTTTGTCTTTTGGTGGGTTTGATGCTTTCATAATTTTCTTTTTTTAAGTTACTATAATCTTGTTCAAATATTTCTTTTAATTCTTGCTTACAATTTTTTATTGTATTAAATATTGAAACCCAACTGATTTTTGTTTCTTTTGCAATCTTGCGTATGCTCATATCTGTATCTCTATAAAGTTTAAATAATTTAGCATCGTACCAATGCCAGTTATTTATATGTTCGTCTATTAATGCTGTAAAATTTCCGTGTGCTATTTCTTTATTCATTTTATCAATTTCAGGTATTTGTACATCAACATCTTCATCATCTAGGCTAATTTTGGTAATTTTTCTTTTAGAATTGTAATATTGGAAATATAATGAACGTAAGGTAAAAAACATATATCCACGATTAACAACGCCATTTTTAATAATCTTTTCTTCACTAGCATATTTATATAATACTATATAAGCTTCCTGTACAATATCTTCTGCCATATCATATTCTCCGAAGCTGTTTATTATTTTAATCCAAGTCTTATGTTGCTTGGCTACCAATTCCAACCACTTTATTGGTTTGGTGCTATTCTCTCCCATACTACATTCAAACTAACAATTCCAATTACGCATTGTAAAGTATATTCTTGAATAAACTTTTCTTGTTCTTTGCTGTAGTATATTTCGCTGTGGTATAAACTTCCAAACATAATACCCTTGATTGGTGATATTATTATTTCGGCTTCTGCTATTTGTCCAATAGCCGTAGAAATTAATATGCTCATAAAGAGCAGAATAAAAAATATTTCAATAAAATTCAAAATCCTAAATTAAAAATTTAACAATTCTTTAACTTGTGATTTTTCTGTGTGTAGTATATTTTTTCCTAAAAACTCAAATCCGACATTATTCAATGCCATTCTTAATTTGATTGGTTCTTCGTATGGTGTGCATCTTCCTCCTGTTTCGTTTTCCTTAACTTTTAAAACGTGAAGATGACTAAACATCCATTCGCTTGGGTGGTTTGTGTAACGGTGAATACATAATACATCGTCAGCACGGTTGCTCCACTTGCCCCCTCCCTCTACGTCTCCAAGTCGTAAAGGTATGGTTAAATTTTCATAATCGTGTCCTTTTGGGTGTGTTCTTCTCATAGCCTCTGTAACTCCGTGAGCATTTAAATAAACTGTTACGTTGTTTTTTTTAGCAAACAATCTAAATTCTGTGCTGCATTGGTAGTCGTATTCGTGGCTGCCTACTGCTTTCATTAATTGATAATCTCTTGATAAACTATTGTAAGGGTCTATAAGGACTGCTTGATAATCCCAAGCTTCTTTTATAGCTGTTATTTTTTTTAACAAAACTTTATAAGTTGTTAATTCTTCTACGTCTAAAATCTTAAAATAAGTATTACACCAATCAATAGCTTTTTTAATTTTATCTTCATTCGCTGTGTGTATTGGTTCACCCATTTTAAATTCAATAATTTTTCTTACTAGACTTTCAGGGGTGTTTTCAGATGACCATATAACAAATTTCAACTTATGCTTCATAGCCCAAACAGTAAATAAAAAACACATTATTGTAGTCTTACCTACGTTGGCGTGTCCAATTACTAGATTAAAATTATTTTGTTTGTATCGAAAATAGTCGTCTATTTCAGGTATATCCATCTTTAATCCTTCAGGAATTCTACCGTGTTTAATGTCTAATATTTTTTCGTGAATTTTATTATAATCTACTAACATCTGTTAAATATAAAAAAAAAGAGGGAATTAATCCCTCTTAAAATGGTAAGTCATCATTATCTCTTGATGGGTTTTGGTCTTTACTATTAATATCAACTTTTTCTGCTACTTCTATTTTAGCATCTTTATTAATCCAACGAAACCCTGCCCAACCTACTGTCGTTCTTTTAGCTTTTGCTTCTTTTTCTTCTTTTGTTTGGCTATGACTAATTGCTACATTGTTTCCATATTGAGATTTATCTAATACAATAAAATCTAATTGTAAATATTTATCATTTTTTATTTTTGACTTGTCTATGTTTTCTAAATTTATATATCCTGATATTATTGCCGTTGCTGCCATTTGTTTTTGTTTTTAATTATTTTTTCTAATTCTTCTCTATTTTGTTTTGAGACCTTAAATTTATTAAATATTTCTTTAACGTCTCCTCCTTCTTGTAAAAATTTAACTGAATTAGTCCAATCAGGAGTTTTTTGATTAAGCCATTTTTTATCTTCTTCTTTAGGAGTAAACATATTATTTGTCTTACCTTCTCTTGTTACCCATTTTTCAATTTCTTCTGCTAGAACAAATATATCTGCTATGGTAGAACCTGCATATTTAGAACCATCGCTTTGGTTGCTTAAATATTCTGCTGCTGTTTTAACTGATGACTGTCTTATTATGTACTGTTGTGTTTTGTCCATCTTTAGGAAGTTTAAGTTTTAATGATTTGTAAAAATTCTTTGTTTCAATTCTGTCTTTAATAATATCTTGCTTTAATTTATCAAGTTCATTTTGTATTTCTAATAAACACCAATAAATTTCTTTGTTATTATTATTTCCTGCTAGATTATTATTTACAGTTTTAATTATATCCTTTAAGTTAGTTAGGACATTTCGTAATTTAAGTATGATTTTCATAATGTATGTATTAATATATTAACAAATTTATAAAAAATTTTTAACAAATAATAAAAAAAGGGATAAAAATTAATTTACCCCCTTTTCAGAATACACATACAAATAAAAAATCAATCAAGTTGACTTAATAAATCTTTATATTCAGTTGTATAATGGTTTATCATATCTTCTAACTCGTGATTATAATATTGTACTAATTTCTTACTCTGCAAATATAAGCGTTTTGATTTAGTTTTTCCAAGAAATAATGAAAATTTATATTGTTCACCCTGTTTAAACATATTACACCCTACGCATTGAACCTGTACATTGTCTTCATCCCACCTTGTTGAATAATGTTTTCGGCTCATAAAATGTCCTGCTTGCATTGTTCCTCCATCCCATAAATCTATTTTACCGCAAGTAACACATTTAACCTGTCCTCTATGGTTGGCGTTTTTTAGACGTATATATTTTGAAAATATTACATCTAATTTTTTTACAAGTTTTGCTCGTGTAAGTTTTTTTTTAGCCAAATCAAGACTTTAAATCCCAAAGCAGTTCATCTCCTAACTCTTTATCTATTGTTTGGATTTGTTTAAAAATATATCTGCAATCAGATTTTACTTTTTGCTTTTCTGCTTTTGTACTATCAGTTCCAGTATTTGACCATTGGATAGTATTAAGTTCTAATAATAAATCAGTTTTATCCTTGACTGAATATTTAAAATCATTTACAATTTTTTTAGCTAAATTACGGATGGTCAAATCTTCTTGCATTTTTTTTAAGTTTTTTTTGGTGGTTAATTTATTTATTAATATATTACTTATATATTTATTAATATATTATTTATTTATTAATTTATTATTATAATTACTATACTTTTATTAATATATTATTAGTTAATATATAAAGCATAAAAAAAAACCAATAAACGACCCTATAAAGGTAGTAAATTAGTTTTAAAAAAAGAATATCCTATCTGCGTCTGCCTTGCCCTCGGTATTTCTTCTTGTATAATTTTGAACTTTTAAGCGAACTGGTCTTGCTTTTAGCGTGAACCCCTTTTCGCTTTTTAACTGGTTTTTCAACAACCTGTACGTATGTAAATTTATTTCTCTTTGGCATTATTTATGCATTTTATTTCCAAATACTTTTTCAACTCCTCTGCTGCCAAAGTAACCACCAATTACAATACTTAATAATCCAGTAATTGAATCTAAAGGGTAACTTAAATACCACCCAACTACGTAACTAATTGTTAAAAAAATAAGAGTTAAAGGTCTTACATTTGCTGCAAGCCAAGAACTCTTACTGTCGGCTACCCATCTTTGGGTCGTACCGCTTATTTCTGTGCGTTCTAAGCGTAGTTTCTCTAATGCGATAGCCTTATCCCCTTCTGAAAGTTTTGAACCCCCTATAATCGCTTCTATGACATTTCCTACTGGTGTATCTTCTGCTATTGCTCCAACAATATTTGGGATTTTATTTAGAAGGAATTGACCTACTTTTGTGTCTTTGAATTTTTTCTTACCCATATCGTTGAACCTGAAGTATTAGTATGTCCAGATGACTTTTCCACTTTTATTACCCCCCTTTGCTTCGGAATCGGAATCAACGTGAATGAACGTATCGGCAATACCGATTCTCGTGAAACCCGCATCAAGGAGGGTCGAGACAATAATGAATCT